CTCAATTACAAGTATCTTTAAATGCTTTACAAGCTAATTTAAATACATTAAAATCAAAGTATAATTACACAGTATAATGGCTACTCCTATTGAATTAGAACAAATTAGACAAGAAGAATTAGCGCAAGCAGAAAAACAATCTGCTCAAGCCAGCCAAAAAACTGTAGATAGTAATTTGATTCAAGATGCTACTCCTGAGGATCAAAAACCAAAAGGGACAGCTAAATTACCTTCTTTATTATTTGCTTTAGGAGCTCAAATTCCTCAAATAATTCAACCTTCTTTACAAGGATTAATTCAAAAATATATACCTAATCAAGATGTTTGTCCAAATCAAGCAACTTTAAATGAATTAATTACTCAAAGAAATAATATTGTTCAATCTTTAAATAATATAGGATTCAAAGTAGATCAATTAGGTACTTCAATAACCGGAATATCTAATTTTTTAAAAGTAACTTTAGGTTTAATAACAACTATAGAAGTTGCTTCTGTAATAGCATCTGCTGCTGCAAAAGCAATTCCTGTTATTCCGGGAATTGTTCCTGCTGTTTTAAATGATGCCCAAACTTTAATAAGAAAAGTAACATTTGATAAATTAGGAAATTCCAAATTAGCTAAAATACAGGGTGTTATCAGCAGTTCTGCTTTGGTTATATCAATTATAGGAACGTATATCTTAACAGCTAAAGGATTAATCAATATAATTGATGCTTATATAAACAAATGTCAATTAAACGCTAATATAATCCCAACATCTAAAACTATAAATGATATTGCTGATGCTCAATTACAAGCATCTCAAACAATAAACCAAACAACATATCAGGGATTTATAATTGAAATAGAAGAAATTCCTTATACTCCTACAGTAACTCGTAGACGTGCTGTTGGTAAAAATCAACAAGGTATTGTTTTAATACAAACCGAATTATCATTTACTACTAATTCTCAAACACTAATTAATGAACTTAAGTTAATAATTGACCGAGACAATTTAAAAGCTTATTAATTTTAATATTTATAAACAATGAAAACTGACGCTTTAAAAAATCTAATCAAAGAAGCTGTAAGAGAAGCTATTCAAGAGGAGTTAAAAGACATCCTTTTGGAAGCAGTTCGTGCTCCAAAAACAGTTGTACAAGAATCTTTAAGAGACACTTATGCACAACCCCACATTGAAAAACCAAAACAATTAACCGCTCAAGAACGTAGAGATATGTTCTCGGGAATGTTAGGTGAAATGCAAATGGGTGGAGCTGCAACTTCACAATATGCCGGAAATTTCCAACCCCAATCAGTAGATCCTGTTAATGGTGCTTTACCTGAAGGAAATGTGGGTTTAGATCAAATAATGGCTTTAATGAATAAGTAATGGCATTTGGAGCAAAAAGAATATATCCTATAGATACCAAACCAGGAACTGGGGTTGGTGTGAATATTCCTTTTAATGCTCCTGGTGTATTTAAAACAACTTATACTACAAGAGAAGCTACTAAAGTTAATTTAATTAACTTCTTTTTAACTAATAAAAATGAAATTTATCTAAATCCTAATTTTGGAGGAAATTTAAGAGCGTTTATTTTTCAACAAATTAGTGAAAATAGTTTAGATGGTTTAAAAGAAGATATTCAAACCCAAATAGGACTATATTTTCCTCAAGTAATAATAGAATCTTTAAATATAGACTCATTTCCTGATATTAATCAAATTAATGTCATTTTAAAATATAATATAGCAGACACTGGAAACTCAGATACATTAGAAATAGCATTTACGTAATGGCAACCAAAAGAAAAAATATAGAATATATTAACAGGGATTTTAGTGAAATCCGAGCTAGTCTTGTAGATTATGCTAAAACTTATTTCCCTACTACTTATAATGATTTCACTCCAACATCACCTGGAATGATGTTTATGGAAATGGCTGCTTATGTAGGTGATGTATTATCATTTTATCTTGATAACCAAATTCAAGAAACATATTTACAATATGCTCGCCAAACAAATAATTTGTATGAGTTAGCTTATATGTTTGGTTACAAACCAAATGTAACTCAAGTTGCTACAACTTATATTGATTTTTATCAACAGGTTCCTGCAATTGGGACTGCTCCTAATATAGTTCCTGATTTTGATTATGCCTTATCTATACCCCAAAATTCAATAGTCCAATCTACTACCACCCCCGGAGTATCATTTTTAATAGAAGACCCAGTAGATTTTTCAGTATCGAGCTCAGGTGACCCAACAGAAGTTACTGTATTTTCTTTATTCGGATCTAATCCTAATTATTTCTTATTAAAGAAAACTCGTAAAGCAATTTCTGCTACAATTAATACTACTACTTTTACATTTGGATCTCCTCAACAATTTTCAACAGTTACTATTAATGCTGATAAAATTGTAGGAATTTTAGATGTTTTTGATACTAATGATAATGAATGGTATGAAATAGATTATTTAGCCCAAGATGCTATTTATAAATCTATTAAAAATACTAATCCTAATGACCCTAATCTTTCTCAATATGAAGGAGATACACCTTATCTTCTCCAATTAGAACAGGTTCAAAGAAGATTCATTACAAGATTTCTTAATTCAGGATCTTTACAATTACAATTTGGTGCTGGAACAGCAAATGACACAGATGAGTATATAGTCCCCAATCCCGATAATGTAGGTTTAGGTTTACCGTTTGAAAAAACTAAGTTAACAACAGCTTATGCCCCTTCAAACTTTATATTTACAAAAACATATGGTATTGCTCCTTCTAACACAACTTTAACAGTTAGATATTTAACTGGAGGTGGAGTAGTAGCTAATGTTCCTGCAAATGATTTAACAACACTAAGCACTACAGCTCAATTCTTAAATTATAATTTAGATCCAACTGCTGCTCAAACAATATTTAATTCACTAGCTGTAACTAATCCAATAGCAGCTGATGGTGGAGGAGATGGAGACACAACAGAAGAAATTCGCCAAAATGCTTCTGCAAACTTTGCAACTCAATTACGTAACGTAACACAAGATGATTATTTAGTAAGAGCACTTTCTATGCCTGCTAAATATGGAGTTGTTTCTAAAGCATATATTGAACCAACTAAAGCAGTATCATTATCTGCTGGGGAATCTAATTCAGTATTAGATCTATATGTTTTATCATTTAACGTAAATAATAAATTACAATATGCATCAACTGCATTAAAACAAAATTTAACTACTTACCTTTCCCAATACAGAATGGTAAATGATGCAGTTGCAATTAAAGATGCTTTTATTATTAACATTGGAGTTAATTTTGACATTATAGTACTCCCAGAATTTAACAGTAATCAAGTATTACTTGATTGTATTACTGCTTTAAAAGAATATTTTGCTATTGATAAATGGCAAATAAATCAACCGATTATATTAAAAGATATCAATGTTCTTTTAGACCAAATAAGAGGAGTACAAACAGTAAAAAATGTTGAAATTTCTAATTTTGTTGGAGTTAATTTAGGGTATTCCCAATATTCGTATGACATAAAAGCAGCAACAGTTGCTAATGTAATTTACCCTTCACTTGATCCTTCAATATTTGAAGTTAAATACCCAGATACAGATATTCAAGGTAGAGTAGTAAACTTATAATAAAATGGCAGTATATAAATTATTCCCAACTAAAGACGCAACTTTATATTCCCTATTCCCTAATATGAATACGGGATTGGATGAGATTGTAGAGGCAACTGAAACATCTTTTGCTTATGCTGATCCTAATCCTCAAACTAGCCGTTTTTTGATTAACTTTTCCGAAACAGAAATTGATGATGTTTTAGAAAATAAAATTGGTATTAGTAGTTCTGCTCAATTATTGGATAACAACTTATGGAAATCTAATTTACAATGTTTCATTGCTACCTCTACTGGTTTACAAGCTAATACTACAGTTGAATGTTACCCTGTTTATGGAGAGTGGGATATGGGAACTGGTAGATATTTAGATGATCCTATTGCTACTAATGGAACAAGCTGGATTTGGAGAACATACTCAGGTTCAGGAGGAACTAAATGGTTAACCACCGGATATCCTTCTAATGTAACTGCTTCATATAACGCAACATATGCTGTATCTGGTGGTGGTAACTGGTTTACAGGATCACAAGTAGCATATTTTGATTCTGATACTTATCCCGTAACATCTTCTGTAACATTTGGATTTTTTGATTCAAAAGATTTAAATTTAAATGTTACTAACATTATTAGAGCTCGCTATACCGGAGCTATATCTCCTGATGGATTTATTTTAAAACAAGCTGTTGAATTTATTAATAACAAAGATGTTCAACCTGAATTAAAATATTTCTCTAGAGATACACATACCATTTATCCTCCGGCCTTACAATTCAGTTGGAGAGATTACACTTTCAATACAGGATCGTCAACACAAACAATTTTAAATTCCCTTCCAGCTACAATTAACTTAGCCCAAAACCCAGGAACATTTTATCCTCAAAGTTTTAATAGATTTAGAATTAACGCTCGACCAGAATTTCCATTACAATTATGGCAAACATCTTCAGTGTATTTAAATAATTACTATTTACCAACATCATCATATTGGGCAATTAAAGACTTAGATACCAATGAAATGGTAGTTGATTTTGACACTCAATTTACTCAATTAAGTGCTGATGCAACATCAAGCTATTTTGATGTATGGATGAATGGTTTAGAACCTGAAAGATATTATGCAATTCTGATTAAATCAGAAATTCAAGGAACAACTCAAGTATTTGATGATCAATATTACTTTAAAGTAATTAACGGATAATGGCTGAACAAATAAATTTAAATAAAACAGTATACAGTAAAACTCAATATGAGAGGGTTATTGATACTTCTTTTACTCAATTAGTTGAACCAACCCCAGTCTCTCCTTTATCTATCCCATCAATTTCAGTAGCAGAATTTTTTACAAATTATCAGGAAATATTCTATCAAATACCTAAATTTGGAGAAGTAAATTCTCATGAATATCTTATTAAAACTTCTCAAGCTTATATAGGAGAAAG